CGTCAGCGCTGTCAAGCATTTATTAATCAAGGAGTTCATGACTAACGTTAGCCACGTACCTGATGGTAATCCATGAGTGGTCGCTAATAATTCATCGTTCACTAAGACACAAGACGTCGCAGATGACGAAATTAAAAAATCCAACATTTTCACGTTCTTTCCTCTATATTTCTTTTTAAAAGCATCCCCAATAATATACATAAAACTACTCATTATCGAGCCGTCCCATTTGGAGAAGTCAATGTCACCAGTCACTTCGCAATCTCTTAATTTCTCTGCGACTACGTCACAATCCTTAAAAGGATTAAAACCTATACACATACCAGTCTTGTGTCTATTTTCTTTAAAATACGGCATAGTCTTTCCGAAGATCTTCTTACTGAACCAAATGTGAGGCAAAGGCATTACTCTAAACGTTCTCGGTGCAGTCTTCTTATCTTCTGTCCTTAGCTCATCTTTAAAAGATTCCGTAGATAAAACATCTCTTATATCTACATTGTCATTTTCAACATCATCCTTAAAACGGGCGAATTTGGCCAGGGTATGGTCATAAATTTTCTTCGCTTGAAAGTCAAAATACATATCCTTTCCTCGCAAACACCCATAACCATTAGAAGAGTCCTTATTTAGCGCCGGCAAAAAGTCATTACCAAATGCACACTCATCATCCGTCAGATCATCAAATTCCGGTATCATGTCATTGATACAAGACGACACAAAATCACATTCTGCTGGGGTTACCCTACCTTGCAATTTAAAGCTCTTCTTAGAGGTAGCTTTAAGTTGCTTGTTAGGCGACCCCGCCGCATCAAACACGGGTGGGACCTTATCCCTAATCTCGTCAACTTGTACAGGGGCTATGCTGCGATCATCCATAACAGTACGCTTGAGATCAGCAACATCTTTATTATTGGATATGTTAAAAATCGTGGGAATAAAAGAAGTATTCTTTAAAACCGAGGTAGGCTTAACATATCCCTCCGGATAACGCAAACGCGCACCCGAGAAATTTTCTATAATTTTGGTATCG